GAGATGACTTGGGCTGACTATAATGATCCAAGGGGTTTTCATACCTTTGATACAGATACCCGTGAACTTGAATTCGTACAGAATCCATACCGCATGTTTCATAAACTGCCTTATGATGACGGCGAACAAGATTTTGTGTTCTGGAAGTCATACGATTTCACTCCGTTGAAAGAGACATATGTAAAGGTAATTGTTGTTAACAAACAAAATCCATACCTTTTTGATACTGTGATGGCCAACTTGTATAAAGCAGGTGTGTCTGACATATCAATTGTTGAAGATTTTACCGATACAGTAATTGAGAACGACCAAGAATTAATTGACCAAGCAGAAGACACAATGACAATACTTGGAAAATATATTGATAATTTGACTTTGAATGTTGAGAGTGATAAACTAAAAACTCTGATGAGAGAACTCTACATTGAGGCATTGAATACAGAAACAACTGAATGATAACTTTTCGTTATGTGCGTTGGAAGAACCTACTTTCAACTGGTAATTACTTTACAGAAATAAAACTAAACAATAACACTAACACACTTGTTGTTGGTGAGAATGGCTCTGGCAAATCAACAATGTTAGATGCCTTGTGTTTTGGTTTGTTCGGCAAAGCCTTTCGCAATGTCAACAAACCAAATCTATTAAATTCAATCAATGGAAAAGATTGTGTCGTTGAAGTTGAGTTTGATAACAATAACAAATCATACAAAATTATTCGTGGTATTAAACCTAATGTCTTTGAAATTTATTGTGATGGTGAATTATTAAATCAAGATGCAGCTGCAAGAGACTATCAAGAATACCTTGAGAAGTTTATTATCAAATTAAATTACAAATCATTTACACAAATTGTAATTCTTGGTTCTGCATCATTTGTTCCTTTCATGCAATTGTCGGCATCAGACCGAAGAGCAATCATTGAAGACTTGTTAGACATTCAAATCTTTTCGGCTATGAATGGTTTGTTAAAAGATAGATTAACAAACAATAAAGATTTGATGACTCAAAGTAAAAATGAAATTGAATTGACACAACAACGATATGATTTACAAGATAAACATATCAAAGGTCTGAAACAAAACAATGAAGAAAAGGTGAATGAATATGTTGGTGAAATACAACTCAATAAAAATACCATACAAACCTTACATGATGAGATTGCTAACCTCTCCATACAAGTCAGCACACATCAAAACATGGTGGCAGAAAAAACTTTGGTTGAGGATAAGGTCAAGAAGATTACAAAGCTTGAATCACAGATTGAAAGTAATCTATCCAAATTTCGAAAAGATATCAGTTTTTTTGAACACAATGATAATTGTCCAACGTGTAGGCAAACCATTGCCTTGGAGTTTAAGGAAACAGAGTTACAAACATTGCAGACCAAGTCCACAGAATGTGAACACGGATTAACACAATTAGAAGTTAAGTTGCTAACAGAGCAAACTAAACTGAATGAAATAACTGAGATACAGAAAAGAATTCAGACCTTGCAAATTGATATTGCAACCAAGAACACTTCTATTACTGAAACAAGTAAGTATATTACCAGATTAGAAAAACAAATAGAAGAATTAAAAACAAACAAGGCATCTACAGAACAAGAAGAACAAGAACTTGAACTTCTTAAAACGACACTTTCTGAATCAAAGAGCAGTTTGAAAAGTCTAATTGATGAGAAGTCATATTATGAAGTTGCTTCTGGTCTGTTAAAAGATACAGGTATTAAAACAAAGATTATCAAACAGTATTTACCTATCATTAACAAATTGGTAAACAAGTACCTTGCATCATTAGATTTCTTTGTTAACTTCAACCTTGATGAATCATTCAAAGAAACAATCAAGTCAAGGCACCGTGATGATTTCACCTACAACAATTTTAGTGAAGGTGAGAAACAACGAATTGATATGGCACTAATGTTAACTTGGCGTGCCGTTGCTAAGTTAAAGAATTCATCTAACACCAATCTATTAATACTTGATGAAGTGTTTGATTCAAGCCTAGATACTAATGGCACAGAAGAACTAATGAAAATTCTTCATATGCTTGAAGGAGTAAATTTATTTGTTATCTCTCACAAAGGAGATATTCTACAAGATAAGTTTGCTAATGTAGTTCGTTTTGAGAAAGTAAATAACTTTAGTAGGATAATGAAATGAGTGATATTTTAAAAATTGATACCGCAGTTGCAGCAGGTATAAAAAAGGCTGATGATAAGATTGAACCTTTACAGGTACATGATGATACATTTCATATGTTATCTGTTCCTATTCCAGAATTTCTTGGAGTCTTGCCTAATCCAAGTATGACAAAACTGGTGAGAAGATTAAAGATGACTATGAAACTTTATAGTGGACTAGGTCTTGCCGCAAACCAATGTGCAGTAAAAGAAAGAGTGTTTGTTATTGGCACCGACCAATTTCAAATGGCATGTATCAATCCAAAAGTACTTGAGGCATCAGAAGAAATCGTAAAAGACACCGAAGGTTGTCTTTCTTTTCCTGCTTTCTTTTTGAGTATACCTAGACCAAAATGGGTTGATGTTGAATTCACAGATGAAAATGGTCAAAGAAAACAAACAAGATTAGATGGTCTTACCGCAAGATGTTTTCTACATGAGTTAGAACATTTGAATGGTGTTAAATTCACTTCACATGTTGGTTCTGTTGCCATGTTACAAGCCAAAAGAAAACAAGAAAAGTTAATTAAGAAAATTGTGCGGAGAAGAAAATGATATCATTATATAATGATGATTACTATTTGGATTGTGTCAAAGATTGGCAAGACCCTAATCCTTTTCCTGTTGTTGAAAAACATTTAGATTTCTATGTAGTAAGAGATGACAAATTAGGATATGGTAGTAAATCTAGATTCATTGATTTTCTTATAAGCACAAGTATAGAAGTTGATGAATGGGTATATGGTGCTGCTAATAAAGTTGGTTGGGGTCCTATATCAATGACTCATGTTTGTAATCGTTATGGAAAAAAATCAGTATGCTTTATTGCAGAGAGAAAAGAACCAACATGGCATCAACAAAAAGTTTTAGATATGGGTGGCATCATTCATTGGGTGCCTAATGGTATGTTAAATGTAACAATATCAAAGGCCAAGAAATATTTTTTAGAAGACCCAATCAAACGAAGACTTCTTCCTATGGGATTGGATCATCCAACAGTTCTTGGTTCAATTATTAAAGTCGCAAGAAATATTGATGTTAACCCAACAGAGATTTGGACAGTAGCATCAAGTGGAACTCTTACCCGAGGACTACAAATGGCATTTCCTGATGTGCCTGTTTATGCAGTTCAAATTGGGCATAAGATGAATGACTATGAAAAAGGAAGAGCCACGGTAATGGTTTCTCCCTATAAGTATGACCAGAGGGTAGAAGATGAATATTTACCCCCTTTCGAGTCAGAAAAGTATTATGATGCTAAAGTCTGGGAGTTTGTTAAGACTCATGGTAAGCCAGGCGCTTTAATTTGGAATGTTGCTTAATGAAAAAAACTATATGTATTGCGAGACTTAGAAGTAGGGTGAAATATGTTAAACCACTAGAACATATTTGTGATTCATTCTATGAATGCCTAAAACAATTTGTTAAGAATAATGAATCAGAATATAATTTCACTTATTATAATTTTGGTTTTGATAAACACAATCCTAGAAACCCCTCTGAAATAGAAAAGGCTGATATCATTATCATACCTTCTGAGGCAGAATTTACTTATCATACTCCAGGCCTTGTTCATACATTAGATTTGAAAAAATCAAATGATTCGGTTAAACTAGTTGAGCCATTTGTTAACAACAAACAGATTATTCTATTACGTTCTGATAGGCGTGATGATAAAGAACTATATGAAAAATATACCTTTCCCGATATAAAAATTGGTAAGTTTGATATCATTGATGAAATTGATTTCAAAGGCAATATACATGCAATGAAATATTATTTTATTACTGAGAATAAACCAAGTGTTTTATTTGAAGAAGATGTTACTCGTAATTTAGATTTTTGTTATTGGGGATCCGATAAAAGAAAAGGTGTTGATGGAAAAGATTCAGGTGATGTTAGGCATGATATTCTATTTGATATTTTTAAGAATATCAATATTCATTCCTATTTCATAGGTAAGTTTAATCGTTTTACACCTCAACAAAAATTTGATATTAATTTTGGCAACATAGTTCCTTACCTTAAAAAATCAAAGTCAACATTATGTTTTAATTGGATGGATGAAAACGCAACAACATCAAGGTATGCAGAATCTATTGCAACAGGAATGATTCCATTTGTTTGGAAAAAATATGATGCAACAAATACATTGGTTAAAACTAAATGGCAAAGAATTGATAGTTCTGAACAATTTTGTAATACCATTTCAAGTATGAACTATAGTGAAAAATATGAAGAAGTCAAATTAAATTTCCTAGATAGTATATTACCTAAACAAGAATATATTACCTTGTTTGAACAAAAACTTAAAAAATTATTATGAAATATTTTTACGAAAAAAATAGAGAACTTTTAGATTCCGAAGTTAACAAAAAATTTGAAGATGTGCTATGCATGTCAAAAGAAGAATTTGCTGAATGGGCTGTTAATTTAAGAAAAACAATTGTGTCTCTATGGGATGATAAGGGTCAACCACCAAGAGTTGGGTATGATGAACAAGAAATCATTGACCAGTTTAATGAGATGACTTCTTTTCCTGTACACAAGTTTCTTGTTAAAGATGAACTCACAGGTGAAGAAGATGTTATTCGCAATACAAGTGTAGTTGGCAATGCAGTCAATCAATGGTTTCCTACCATGATGAAAACTCGTATCAACTATACTACCGATGTTAATAGTGGCAAATCAATATATGATTACTTCGCCAAAGATGAATTGTTAAACACCTTCACAACATATGCAACAAGACATTTCAAAAGAGATTCTTTCTATCACTATTCAACACCGATTAAATTAAATCAAGTCATTGAAATCGGTTCATTGAACTTCCGTGCCACATCTACAAATGAATTTTTACAATGGTTTGAAACTAAGGCAAGAGCATACGGAACACATGATTACTGGATAGAGCCTAATGCAGGCGATAAAGAGTATACTGGTTACAATGAAGATTTGAAAGACCAGACTTATCTACGAATCACTAAAGATGAATTGTTGCAACTACATGCAAGTAATCCTGGATTGATTCCAAAGAATTGCACAACGAATGTTGACCACAAAGATGCACAACTGTTTCGTATAAGAATCTATGAAAAAGGTCAGAAGTTATTTCCTGTTGGTCTGAAGGCATTTCGCATTTCATTCTGTCAGTATGCAGTTAACTTTCCACCTTTGACTGCAAAGTATCTGTATGAAAGATATACAGACCATATCAAAACACAAAAACAAATTAATCTTTATGACCCATCATCAGGTTGGGGTGGCAGATTGTTAGGTGCTCTATCTGTTGATGATGAAAGAAACATTCATTACATCGGTACGGATCCGAATACAGACCATGGTACAGAAAATGGTAGAACAAAGTACCATGAGTTTGCCGACTTCTTTAATACAAAGACATATCGTGCAAATGGTTTGTTTCCAAAAACACACACATACGAAATCTTTCAACACGGCTCAGAAGAAATTCATAACGACCCTAAGTTTCAAAAGTACAAAGGTAAGTTAGATATGATTTTTACATCACCGCCTTACTTTGCAAAAGAAGCATACTCTGAAGACCCTGAGCAATCATATAAGAAGTTTTCACAATATGATGCATGGCGAGAAGGTTTTCTTCGCAAGACATTAGAGACTTGTGTAGAGTATTTGAACAATGATAGATATCTTTTGTGGAACATTGCTGATGCATCTTTTGGTGGTGAGATGTTGCCATTAGAAAAAGATTCAACTGATATACTTACTTCTATGGGAATGATATATAAGGGTAAGATAAAGATGGCACTAGCACAAATGCCTGGTGGTAATAGAATTGATACTGAGACAGGATTGCCCAAGGCAAAGAACTTCTGTAAAATCAATGACAAAATGTGGCTCAAGTACGAACCTATATTCGTATTCTATAAACCATAATTGCCTCTTTACTTTTTTAGTTATGATATAATATATTCCTAGTGGATAAATTATATTGAAAACAAAAGTATTACTGTTGCCTAAAAACAACAAAGCACTTGACTTCTTGGCCAATGCTGTTATAATACTCCTATAAATTGAAGTAGGAAACTAAATGAGTTTTACAGTTGAACAAAAATCTCTCTTGACCAAGTTGATGGCAAGTGAAAACCTTACGGTTGAACACCAAAAAATTCACACCGCTAAGTTTGATCCCAAGAATCGTATTTTATATTTACCAATTTGGCAAAACATGGAAGGTTTCATGTATGACCATTTAGGTGGACATGAGGTCGGTCATGCATTATACACACCTGCTGATGGTTGGCATGATGCCGCTATCGATAAAACAAAAGGTAAGAATTACAAATCTTTTCTTAATGTTGTAGAAGATGCTCGCATTGAGAAAAAAGTAACCCGTAAGTTTCCTGGTCTTAAATCTTCCTTCAAAAAAGGTTTTCAAGAATTACTTGACCGTGATTTCTTCGGCATTCAATATAAAAATGTAAATGATTTGGCATTTATTGACCGCTTAAATCTTTATACAAAATCACAATACACTATTGATTACATTAAATTTTCCTTAGAGGAAAGAGTTTACATTGCAAAAGTGCAAAACCTTGAAACATGGGAAGATGTTCTCGCTCTGACTAATGAAATTTATGATTATTCAAAAAATGAACAATTAGAAATGCAAATGCAACAGCAAATGCGTGATTTTGAAATGTCTGATATGGAAGATGGTGATGATGAAGTTGGCGATACTGAAGATTTTGATTATGAAGAAGATGAAAATGGTCAGCCTGAACAAAGTCGAAACAGTAAATCATCCGATAAAAAACCAGAAGATGAAACTGAAAGTACCGAAAGTTCATCCGAGACTGATGAAACAGAAAGTGATGATTCTGATGAAACACAAAGTGAACCTGAATTTGACCGTTACAAAAAATCTGTAGAATCTCAAGGCGACCAATATTCACCTGAATGTCGCACCGATGATTCATATCGTCAAAATGAAAATTCATTGCTTGATGCAAAATGCAAACCTTACCTTTACTTGAATATTCCTACAGTAAATGCTAAGAATGTATTTACACCTGCAAAACGTGTTCAAGAATTGTTGAGTGAATATTATGCTCAATCGATTTCAGATGGCATCATTAATAATGCCTATGTTCAAAAATTAGTAACTGATTTTAAGAATAAGAATGACCGTTATATCGGTCTACTTGCCAAAGAGTTTGAAATGCGTAAAGCTGCCAAGGCGTTTAGTAAATCTAAACTGTCCGATACTGGTGATATTGATATCAACAAACTTTGCAATTATAAATTTGATGACAACATTTTCCGTAAAGTGATGATGATACCAAAAGGCAAGTCACATGGTTTGATTCTATTGCTTGATTGTTCCGGTTCTATGTCTGACAACATGGCAGGTTCAATTGAACAGATTTTAGTTCTTTCCATGTTCTGTCGCAAAGTGAATATTCCTTTCTCAGTATATGGTTTTACTGATTGTACTGAAACATTCAATATTGACCGTGGTGTTGATAGTTTTGAAAAACGCAAAGATAATAGTGATTCTTTCTCTCGCAAAGTTGGCGATTTAGGTTTCTCTAATGTTCAATTGCGTGAGTATCTGAATTCAAAAATGTCTAATGTTGAATTCACCAAAAGTTTGCGTAATCTAATTTTGTTGAAAGAAAGTTATGTTTATGTTAGAAATAGCTCATACAACCGCATTGGCCGTCCTCTGAGTGAGAATCTTTCTAATACACCTTTGGTTCAGGCAGTAATTGCAGTTGGTTCAATTCTAAACAATTTCCGCACAACCAATAACCTTGACTTAACAAGTTTAGTTATTGTACATGATGGTGATGCCGATAATGCTTCTAGTCATTATGTTGAAGTTGAACGTAAAAACTTTGATGGTGTTGTAGAAAAGAATATTTGGCCATACAGTTTTGATATTCGTAGTTACAATGTTGTCATTCGTGACCGCAAAAATAAATTTGAACATGCTCTTTGTCCTGATAAGAACAAAATATATTCATTTTACACCAATGAAGAATTGTTACGCTCTGCTTTAGAATGGATCCGTGTTGTAGGCAAAACCAAAGTGTTTGGTTTCTTTATTCTTGCAACTCGACCTGGTCAAGTGAAAAATGCAATTCGTGGTCGTTACTGTTTTGAAGATGGTACTACAATTGAAGAAATGCGTAAAAGTAATATGAATAAAGCATATGAAACAGAGAAAGAATTGATTAGAAAATTCAAACAAGAAAAGTTTCTAAATTCAAACACTAAAGGTTATAATTCATTCTACCTCATTGCAGGTGGTTCTGATTTGCAAACCGAAAATGAAGAAATTGAAATTGATGGAAAAGTTACTTCGGGCAAACTAAAGTCGGCATTTATGAAAATGACGAAAAAGAAGCAAGTGAATCGGGTCCTAGTGTCCAAATTCATTCAACAAATGGCAGTTTGAACTGTTGTTTTCAGGCAACACAGGGCTTGACATCCCTGCCAGTTGTGTTATAATATGTGTATCTTGTGAAATAAAGGATTTTATTATGTCTAAACGTGAAGAAAAGAAACAACTGTTAATTAATGCTTTGGTATCTACAGGTAAAACTGAGATTACTAAAACAGAGATTACAGAAATCGGTAAGAAATTAAAAGTTGGTCATCCTTATTGGTTTACCAATGATGAAAAAAATAAAATATCTAAAGGTGTTTACAAAGTGCCATCAACAGGTGCAGTATTTACTCCTACTCCTGTAATTGAAATGTCTGCTCAAGTATTACCTATGACAAAACCTGTAGATAAATCTGAGAATCGTATTCAGAATGTTCAAACAGATTTAGAATCTTCTGATTTGATTCCTAAATCATATAAAAATTATGTGCCATTTGGCAACTTTGAAGATGTGCTTGCAATTGTAAATGCACACCGCTTCTTTCCTGTTTTCATTACTGGTCATTCTGGTAACGGTAAAACAATGTCTATTGAACAGGCCTGTGCAAAGGCAAAACGCAAATTCGTTTGTGTATCAATGACACCAGAAACCGATGAAAGTGATTTACTTGGTAACTATGTTCTAATTAATGGCAACATGGAATGGCGTGATG